AATGCAGGATGGTCCACTTCTATGCCATTCGGTGTTCAGACCATCGAGGTACCTTACTTCGATACTGGCTTCAACGAGGCAAACGCAAGCACTGGTGTTCCTGAGCTAGCTGGCAACACATACCTAGAGCTAACCGCTCCTAGCAACCGTGTTGTTGGTGTTCAGCGTGAAATCCGTCTCTACCGCAAGTTCGCAGAGAAGAAGGACACGATTGAGTACACCATGTACTACCGTGCAGGTATCGCTTGGCAGAACCTAGATTCTGTCGTTACTGTTACGGGCATCCCCGTAAACGAGTGATAACGTAGTAAAATAACTTAATAGGAACAGGTCCAGTCGAATAGGCTGGGCCTGTTCTGTTATGTATGGTAAAATGAAAACCATGAAGAAAATCCGATACATGAGCAAGCCGGAACTAGAGGCGATTTATGAGGAGTTCAATATCCCTACTCAGAACCCGGACACAGGTAAAGACCTTTCGAAGACCGAATTGGCATTCGACTTGAAGAATGTCTATGGAATTGACGACGAGAAGCTAAAGTCGTACAGGGAAAAGAAGGACACCGAACTAGTGGACGGTAAGGATGAATACTCAGAATTTGTTGAGGACGAGAAGAGCGGCACCGTAGTGGTGTGCATGGATCGTCAGAACTCTAGCTTCGGAATTGGCAAGAAAATCTTTACTAAGAACGCAAGATATCAGATCGTGACAGAGGCAGAAGCCAGGACTCTACTGAACCTAGGTGGATTCCATAAGGCGACAAGAGAGGAAATTGCTAGAGCATTCAAATGATAACTAAGGAGCTGTATTCTAACGAGCCAAACAAGATCGTCTACCCGGTGACAGTCCAGGGTGTCGATGCAGCGGTGAACACGTTCACGGCTATTCTGAGGGTGTCCAACGAGGAGGACATGCTAGACGCAGGCACGCCCATCACCCTGGTAGCAGATGAAAGAGACGTTGGCACCTGGGAGATGATCGTCGATAACGATGACATTAACGGATTCAAGTATGCCAAGGTCTATATCACCTACAACCTGGATGATCATGGCGACGTTAGGGACACCCTGTTCTTTGATATCACCAAGCGATACTTGCGATACGCGGATGCGAAGCAAATGGTCGACTTCGATCTTTCGTGGGAGGTATTCGACACCGTTGAAAAGGATGTTCGATATGCTATCGAGTCATATTGCGTCCAGAAGTTTGATTGCTGGTATGGTACCAGGATCGTGCGAACCACAGGAAAGCATATCGACTTGCCACAGCATCTAGAGAGCATGACGAGTGTTACTCCAGGCAGGTTGCCATTGCCACTAGAAAAGACATATGCAGATACAGTGGCAGAAGGATACTACGTATCTGAGGCTGGTTACTCTATCTTGAATCCAAAGGACTTGAGGCCAGGGTTCTTCATCGTCAAGGGACAGTGGGGATTCACCTCTGTTCCGGGTCCAGTGACCCAGGCGGCATGGTCCCTATTCAAGTCAAAGATGTGTGACGATGTGGAATACCGTAACAGGTACATTGACAACATCAGGAATGAGAATATTCGAATTCAGTTCAGGGATGAGGCGTACTCCGGCGACACCACAGGTAATGCTTTCGCTGACGATATTTTGCAGCCATACAAGCTATTCGTGATTGGTGTGGTCTAAATGGTATGCAGCAATTGCAATAATGTGTTTGATAGGGCCGTTCATAATCAGAAGTTTTGCTCCAGTAGGTGCAAGAACAGTTATTGGGCTAAGCTTAGAGAGTTTACTGGCGAAGAAAAGGAACAGAACAAACTTCGAAATAGAAAGAACTATGTAAAAAGAAACTACGGTATGGGGTGGGAAGAATACCTAGAGTTTATTTCGACTGGCTCATGCGATATCTGTGGTAAAACAAAGGACGAGAACGGCCGAGAATTAAGCGTTGATCATGATCATCAATCTGGCCGCGTCCGAGGATTACTATGTGACTTGTGCAATAAGGGATTGGGAATGTTTGTGGATAATCCTGAATTGCTTGATGTAGCAGCAAAGTATTTGAGGGAGCGTGTTAACCAGTGGTAAGTTGTCTCGCAGCGGCAAGCTATGTAATGATTGCCGATATCTATGAAGAGAGCGGCACCATTGATCCTGAAACGATGGAGTATGAACGATCATATGTGCTTAAGAAGAAGGATGTGAAGTGCTATGTGTTTCCTTATCTTGATGGCGGTATTCGCGGTGCTGGTACGACTGAGCGATACACTGAGAGGTATGCAAACGACGAATTCCTAAGGATCAAGACTAGTGAGGAACTTCGTAAGGATTGGCGCGTAGCCAATATCAGGAACCGTCAGGGCAAGCTAATTTATCAGGAGCAGCTAACTGGTGATCCAACGGTCTATAACGTACAGGGCTCGGCCCCCATCGTTAATCCATTGACCGGTGGCGTTGATGAATGGCTCTCTACAATGGAGAGAGCTGAGATTCAGGCGTGAGATACGAAGTAGATAATTATGAGGCCAGGGTTTCTATCGGTGCTATCTATCAGGTGGTGCAGAGCATTCGTAAGGGTGCCCTCACCGAAGAATTGATCGGCACGGCATTCAGGATTATCGACAAGGGTTTTGATCAGCATATGCAGTCTGTCATTGGTGCCAGGGATGACCTTAGGCACATGTACGACTGGGGAATGGTCGGATCAAACCAGGGCAAGCTATGGAAAACCGTTATGGAGGGTAGGGGCAAGAGCCGAGAGGTGATGTTTATCTACAAGCCATCGGTAAAGAAGGTTCCGCATGGTGAGCTTGAGGGTACATTGCGCAGAAGGCATGTGTTCCGAGACAAGGCAGAGGTATTCGAAGAGGCGCAGCCAGTGACAATTAGTCCAAGGTTCGCCAGGTTTCTCGTTTACATTAACCATCACGCGGGCGAGGGTACGACAACTGGATCAGGAACAAGCTTCACATCTGGAGATGATGAAGAGGGTCAGAAGATCACATTCACCGAGCGCACCTCTGTTATTGATCGTGCGGGTGGAGGAAAGTACTACCGAAGGTTTACCGCTGAATTTGTTGCCTACTGGACTAATCCAGGCGGAAGTGTAGAGAAGCTAACACAGAGCTTGGCAAATGATATGGAAATGCAGACGGCTATCGCTGCCAGTGCAAAGAACCGTATTGCCAACTATAAGAACAAGATGCAGTCCTCAGACGCGGAAGCCAAGAGGCGAGCAAAGAAGGCTATTCAGACTATTAATGCTAAAATGAAACAGAGGGGTAGATAATGGCATATTCAAAGTTTCCGTACGCACTGATTAACAAATGGGTTCTAGATGACCTGGCCGACCACAATGTCATGGCCAGCACTATTACATATAACGGCAAGGAATACCCAGCAATGATGCCGGGGCGAGAAATCCCCGAGGTGGTAAATGCCACCATTGATACAAAGAGGCAGAAGTCTTTCATCGTATACTCAGTAGATAACGATGAGCCACAAATGGATCAGTACAAGACCTGCGAGGGATTGACATATGTCATTTGGGGACCAACAGTAGATAGCGTATCCTCAATTGCGTATTGCATTAAGGATTTGACCGACAGACTGGACTGGTCAGTATTCGACCTGAACCACTGGATCATTGAGACCGGACAAACTACTCCATTTATCTTCTTGAATATGACTTTTGAGCAGATTTCAGGACCAACACCGGTTAAGCAAGAGGCTGGCCGTCATGCAATGATTGTTTCCATCAGTTATGACTTCGCTAACTCCGGTGAATGGGCACCAAACTCAGTTGGCCAGGGCCGTCAGCTCTAGTTGCTGTGCCTGTAATATAACTGGTATAATGTATGTCAGGTAGGATTTATCGTAAGTAATTAACTTTAGAAAGGAGTTAACCATCTAACATGGCATACAATACTAAGAAGATCATTCACGGAGCAGCAGCTATTTACTACTCCACAAAGTCATCTTTGGATACGGGTTGGGACGACGTTGTTCTTCCAGCATATACCTCTGGTAGCTTCGCGGCTTCCCTAGAGGGCGATACCACTAACTGGCATCACGTAGGTCTTACTCGTGAGGGTGTAGACGTAGAATACTCACCTGAGTTCAAGGACGTTACTGTTGATCAGCTACTTGACGCGGCAGAGGTTTACAAGACCAGCCAGACAATGACCGTTAACACGACTCTTGTTGAGGCAACTCTTGAGCACCTATTGTTCGTATGGGGTATGAGCAACGATCAGCTAGCAGCAGGAGGCTCCACACCTTCATGGTCAGGAGCTCCGCTTCCAGCAGACGACACCGAACTAGGCATCTACGAGGGTGCTCTTGGTGAGGCTCCCGTCGAGCGTCAGCTAGCGTTTGTTGGTCCAGGCGTTAAGGTTCCCGGTAAGGTTTCCGAGCGCGTTTACCACATTCGTAGGGCTCTACAGGTCGAGGCAGTTAGCCACGGTCTAAAGCGCGACGATGAGACGGTATTCCCGGCTTCATTCCGATGCCTACCAGACCCACGCGCAAGCTTCACTGGCGCAGGCTACGGTACCATCCGCGAGCGTTCATACACGCCAGCCTGATAAGCAATTAAGATAGGCAAAAATACCGACACATTGACTTGTGTCGGTATTTTTGTTAGTATTGTCTCTATGACAGCATCAAATAAGAAGCACTATTTCTCAGAGACAATCGAACTACAGAACGGGGACCACACCCTAGCACGACCACTCACCATTAGGTCGCTACGTGAGTTCCAGGAGGTATTCAAGGACTACGGCACGGCCGTATCCCGGCAGACCGAAATCATGCAGGAGGCTATTTCTAAGGCCAAGCGCGACGAAAAGGACGACGCCATTGAGGACAAGGAAAGGTCAGCACGCGATCATTTCGCGGAAGCCCAGAAGCTAATCAAGGAAGAGAACCTTATGGACTACGTTGACGTACTCTGTCAGGGCGCGCTAATTGCTCTGCGCTCTTGGGACATTAAGACCCCCAAGGGAACCAAGGTTCCTCTCGATAAGATCGACATGGATTACATCGAAGAGAACTTGGATACTCAGACAGCAGAACGCATCTGCGAGGTCGCAGGAAGTATGACTCTTGGCGACACCTCAGAAGAGAGTGCTGAACCGGGAAAAGCCGGGGCCTAGAAGACCTCGAACTCTATAGGTTAATGGAGTATGTCTTTACCCTAGGCAACTGGAAATCCATCGAAGAATTAGAAGATAGTGTAACATTAGAGGAGTTACACAGGCTCTTCCTTGCTCAACAGAGAAGGGAGTACAGAGAACGTGCATTTGCGGCGTCTTTGCAGGGAGTTGAACTTCCAGCGTATGACGACCCAGATTACGAGGATGTTACTACCTTCGATGAGCTAAAGCAGCGAGTTGCCGCAAGGCAGGCAGAAGCTATGGGCGGAAAGAAGTTTAACGAGTTCGAAGATTTTGGAATTTCAGTAGAGGAGTATTAAAAACTAAGTGGCTATAGCAAGAACCAACCTGCACATTGGAGTTAATGTCGACGGTGCCGCAAAGGCAGCGGCGGAACTTTCTACTCTCGAAAAGAGGATGGCTAGCCTTAACAAGCTAGGCAATGGAGCAGGTGCTCTTGGTGCAATGGGCATGGGTGTCCAGGGATTCAACGTAAAGGTTGACAGTCAGATTCGTTCTATGGACGAATTGGCAAAGAAAATCCAGAAGGGCACCATCAGCCAGCGTGAGTATAAGCGAGCAATCGCCGGTACAAACAGCATGTTGGAATACCAGCGTCGAGTTTCTAACCTAACTATTGGAGACCTTAAGACGCTCAAGAACGGTCAGATTCTTGTTGAATTCCAGCAGGGGCTACGCGGCACAAGTGCCCAGATGGTAGACAATGCCACTAAGCTACGAACACTAGGAGCTACCTATGATGCATTCGGTCAGAGTATTGCCAATACTGGTAAGAACATGGCCTTCATGGGTCGCCAGATGTTGCTATCTCTAACTGCACCTATTGCTCTTGCTGCCGGTGGTTCGGCAGCAGTTTTCTATCAGTACGATAAGCAGCTTACTAACCTAGTAAAGCTTATGGGTGACTCTAGAGACGAATTTTCGGCTAGTTCAGCGGCAATTAGAGAAGACGCAATGGAGCTTTCCAAGACACTTAATGAAACTATGGGTGTGAGTGTAAAGGACAGCCTTGACCTACAGGGTACATTCGCCGCTCTAGGTAAGAGTGGCAAGGAGCTGGAGAACGCTACAAAGTCTGCATCAAGGGCTATGGTACTTGGAGATATTGGTTCGGATCAGGCTATCAAGATGGGTAACACCATGCAGGCGGTGTTCCAGGCTTCAGAGGAGAAAGTCAATGAATACATTGATCTAATTAACGAATTCGAAAACTCAACGGTTCTGGCAACAGAAGACGTAGCTGACGCACTACCAAAGATCGCACCTATCGTTAAGTCTATGGGTGGCGACGTTGAAGACGCACTGGTGCTATTGGAGTCCCTAAAGCGCGGTGGAATTGATGCAGTTGAAGGCGCTAACGCCGTAAAGTCCATCACAGGATCAATTTTCCGTCCGACAAAAAAGCTACAGCTAATGTATCAGGAAATGGTACCGGGCGATTCTCTTGCAGAATTGATCAAGCGTAATGGCAATAAGATCATTGATATCGTTAAAGACCTTGGTGATATTACTAAGGACTGGCAGCCCGATAAGAAGCTAAAGCTGTTCTACCAGCTAGCCGGTAAGGAGCAGGCTGCCCGCCTGATTCAGCTATCTGACAACTTGGCAATCGGTAACGAGAAGGTAACCGAAACCCTAGCCAAGAGCGCGGCTGAGCGAAGGGCAATTGCAGAAAAAGAGATCAATGACATTATGGCGTCCGCATCCAAGCAGTTTGACGTTCAGTTGCAGCGTGCGATGCTATTCCTTAGTGAGGTAGGAGGAAAGGTTCTTCCTATCATTACTAAGGGTTTCTCTATGCTCTTGACAGCCATTGAAGAAGTCACCGAGAGTTTCGGAAACTTTCTGGATTTCCTTGGCCCAATTGGTGATCTTATTGGCTTTATTACCAAGGGTGCTATTGGATTGGCAGCGGCACTAGGACCAGTAATTCTGGCTCTAGCATCATTGAGCCTTGCTAAGGGTATGGCCTACAAGGGCATCGGTAAGGCAATGGGCTTTGTCGGTGGAAAGATGGGTGGCAAGTTCCTAACAGCGGAGCAGAAGGCACAGCAGATCGCTCAGGAACAAATGGATGCTGCCCAGAAGGAATCTATCGCAACAACAAAGGCTCTAGAAGTAGCCATCATGAAGCTAACCGGAAGCTACGACAAGATGACCGTGGCCGCAACCGGTGCAGCCAATGCCACTAAGCGAGTCGCATTGAGCGCTAAGGATAGTGCAGCCCTGGCTGCGAACCCAGCGCTAATGCCTTTCAGAGACACCTCTCTGACTGGTGTTACCGGAACCCTACGTTCTGACGAGGCAAGGCTACGTAAGGCTATTTCTGACGATCAAATCAACAGGCTAAATAGTCAGGTAAGTCTTATCGGTGCACCAACTCCTCAGCGTAAGGTCGGTGGAGCCACCCACGAGGTCGGAGATTCTATCACTAGGGCAGCGGCAGCACAGGAAAAGGCAGCAGCATCCGCACAGAAGTGGGCTACCGGTCTTGGTGCCGTAGCTGGCTCGGCTGGCCTATTGACCTCTGTACTTGGTGGAACGAACGCCATGATTCAGACCATTTCGACAGCTCTATTCGCACTGTCTACACTAGCGCTATTCCCAGCAGCAGGTGGTTTTGTGAAGAAGATGTTTAACCCAATTCTAAAGGGTGGACGCTTGGCATTTGAGGCTATCGGAATGATCGGTACAAACGTGTTCATGAATGATGTTCCTAACGCAGCGGCCAAGGGAACAAGCAAGATCGGCAGGCTATTCGCTGGTATTGGTCCGAAGATTGCAGGTGCAGCAAAGGCATTTGGCCCTTGGGGTATCGCTATTGCCGGTGTCGCAGCAGCAGTCTATGGTCTAAACAAGCTAATCATGCGAGGCGCGGAACAGCACTTAGATATGATGAATAAGATCAACTCCTCTGCAAAGGAATATGCAGACATTCTTGGTTACACATACAAGGAGATTGGTCAGACAGTTAATGAGGCTGGCGAGCTGGAGGAGACTGTTGAATCCCTTGCTAAGAAGTTCAAGGATAACGAAATCATTAGCGGCGGTGTTCTAGAAGCACTAAAGAACGCGAGCGGTGACGTTGAAAGCATGAGCCTGATCCTAACTCAGGAATCTGTAAAGATTCTGGCCAGGGGTGGTACTGAGGCTGACGTAAAGAAGATGGTAGAGGCTGCCCTACAGGCTGCCGGTGCTGACAGTGTTGATATGGGAGTCCTAAAGGCTCGATTTAGTGATATCGACGTTATTAATGCTGATCTTTTGGGACAGCAGATGATGGATCAGCTACGAGAAGGATTTGGTGGCCAGTCCGAGAATGCAACCTTCATGGATGTTATGAAGGACCGTCTAAATCCTTTCAACGGAGTGAAGTACGAATCTGGCGTTGGCGATAGCGCATTCTCATCAAATGATTTGTCACGAGATGCAGAAGCAAAGGCAAAGCAGATGGGACAGACGTTCGTAAATGCATTCGCGGCAGCAGACGATGAGACCAAGTTTAAGCTGGCTTCCCAGTGGGGCAACACCATGCGTGAGGCAATGAAGGAAGCGGTTGATTCTGGCGACGAGGGAGCAATTGAGACGGCAAAGAAGTTCCAGCAGGCAGTTATTGACTCGATGGCCGAAGAGCATCCTAAGCTAGAAATGTTCGATAAGGAAGAGTACCAGAATATTGCACAGGACTTTGATACGGTTATGGCCAGCATCAATAAGTCTACAATTTCTGGTGCACAGGCAACGACTGACTACAATGCAGCTATTGGCAGATTGAAGAAGTCTAATATTGATTTGACCCAGGCTGAAAAGGTCAGGCTGCTAAATATTTACCGCATCAGGGCAGGAATGGATGAACTTTCCGAAAAGAACGCGGCTGTCGTTCTGGCTACAGAGAATGACGAAGGTTTCATTGATAGCGTCGGTCGTGCAGGCTTCGCTGTGGATAACATGGCTCTTATTGCAGAGGATGCTACCGGTGCAGTAGAAGGACTTGACGACGCTATGGGCGAGGGCCAGGAAGTTGACTGGGCACTAAACTTCACCATCAACGCGGGTGCTCTAGGAATGAATGGCGATCCTAGCGAAATGATCGACCTAACATTGCAGGGATACAAGGATGCAATGTCTAAGGCTCAGTCGGACGTATTCGACACTGCTGCCCGTATTGGTCAGGAGCAGTTCGATGCTCGCATGAAGGAATTGGAGAATCAGCGCGATGCTGCTCTAGACGCTCTAGATAAGGAATCAAAGGCTCTTGATGAGCGTTTTGAGGCCGAAGAAAAGGCTATGTCTAAGGCACAGGATGCTGAGAAGAAGTCATTTGACGATGGCTGGGAGGCTCGCATGGAGGCCGAGAAGGCAGCATACGATGCTCGCGTAAAGGCTATTGAGGATGTACAGGAAAAGGAAGACGAACTAGAGCGCCAGCGCCAGCGTAATACTGAGCGTGAGGCAGCACGACTACGTTACCTTTCTGGTCTGATGAACAACAATATCGACATGAATGCAGCAATTGCATCTGGCGATCTTGATCAGGCGGCAAAGCTAGCGATTAATCAGGCACAGAGCGCGACTGATTTCCAGACGGAAACGGCAGATCGTGAAGCTGGCTGGCGCAAGGAGGACGATGATCGTGCTCGCGGTAATGCAATTGACCTAATCCGTCAGGAAGAGGAAGAGCGCATGAAGATGCTAGAGCGCCAGAAGGAGCAGGAGCGCCTAGCAATGGAGCAGCGTCACGAGATTCAGCGTGAAGAGTTCCAGCGTCGTCGTGATTTGGAGCGTGCCGATCTTGAAGCAAAGCGTGCAGCATTGCAGCAGGAATGGCAGATGAAGCTTGATAATGAGCGCTCAATGTACGAAATCAACAAGCGTCGCATGGAGGATGAGCTAAATACTCTGAGGGCTACATTGCCTCGCACCAACGAGGAAATGATGAAGCAGAAAGGTCAAATTGAGGCTATCTATGCGCAGTACGGCGTTCAGTTGCAGCAGACCGGTGATGAGTGGGCAAGTATCGTTGGTAACAGACTGACTGTTAGGGTTAAGGAAGCTCAGGCAGCAATGTCTAATGACCGCGACTGGGAGCTATTCGGCACGAGAGTATCCGAGGGCGTTTCTCGCGGTGCATTCAACATGTCTTCTGGAGAATTCAACCACTTCTTGAGGACTGGTGAAATGCCAGGTACACCACCTGCTCGACACAATGGTGGTCCTATTAGTGGTGGTCGTTCCGGTGACAAGTACGACAGCCGTGGCGGAATTCCTAGAAGCGCACCAATGCAGCGTGGAGAAAGAATGGTTCTGGCCCAGGATGGTGAGTTCATGATCAATAAGAAGGCTCACAGCCAGCTTGGTACAGGATTCCTGAATGACTTGAATAACGGTGTTTATACTCGACATGATGGCGGACCAATCGGTGATGAGGTATCCTCACGCCATGACGGTGGACCTATCGGTCTAGGTGTTATGGGCGCAGCAATGCAGGCGGCTATGATTGGTGGCCTTGTTTCTAGGGCTGGTTTGGCTATGGGTAACGCCATGATGAGCGCTGTTCAGTCTGGTCTAACCAGCGGAGGATTCATCGGTGAGGGCGCGGCTAAGGCGGCACAGGACTTCGCTCGCGGAGAGACGGGCAAGCCATACCAGTACGCTGGTGTAGGTAACCCATCATGGGACTGCTCTGGTTTCATGGGTGGTATCTGGGCTATCTTGACTGGTAAAGACCCAAGGAATCGTTGGTTCTCTACCGAGACGTTCAATGGCGCACCAGACGGAACCCTAGGATTCAAGAGAGGTCTAGCACCAGACTTCCCTAACGGTTTCTCTATCGGTTTGATGCACGGTGGCGGTGGACCTAACTCCCACATGGCTGGTACCCTACTTGGACTACCGGTTGAGGCTGGTGGCAATGGTGTTGGCATGGGCGCAGGTTATGCCGGTGCTAATGACCCACAGTTCACAGATCACTGGCACCTACCAGGCGTAGGCGGTAAGCGTCCAGAGGCGGCAGCCGGAGGCGGGGATAAGAGGAGCTGGGTAGGATGGTCCACACCAGGTATTGAGAAGTATGGCCAGATTGCTATGGACAGGTTTGGTTACCGTCCTGGAGCTGGCGCAGCTATGGGTGAAATGCTTTCTGGTAACTCAGAATTCTATGCCAAGGAGATTGTAGACGAGGCTAAGCGTCGCAGGCTATCTAAGAACGCAGCAATCATTGCTCTTATGACGGCCAGCCAGGAATCTTCCATGCTGATGCACGCTAACCATGCCGTTCCTGAGTCATTGAGGTTCCCTCATGATAGGATTGGTAGCGACCACGACTCTATCGGCCTGTTCCAGCAGCGACCATCTATGGGATGGGGTAGCGTCGCGCAGCTAATGAATCCAAGGGCATCCGCTGGCATCTTCTACAACGCATTGACTAAGTTTAATTACGAGGCAATGCCTAAGGGTGCAGCGGCTCAGCACGTTCAGAGGTCAGGACACCCAAGTCTGTACGATGATGATGAGGGGCGTGCAACTTCATGGGCGAACAGGTACTTCGATATGGGCGGACTAGCTATCGGCAAGGGTCTGCTACCGAAGGGAATTGTTGATCCTGAAAGGGTATTGAGCCCACGACAGACCGTAGCCTTTGAAAAGATGGTTCCCATTATGGATGCATTTGCAAATAAGGGTATTGTTAGTTATGATGATATTGTCACTTCTTTGAGGAATGACAATGGAGTTCTAAATGCTTCGGCTCGCGGCAGTGTGCTAGCTACCCCAGCAGAGGGCAACA